GCAACTAAAGGTAAACATAAAAATTAATGGAGATATTTAAGGATAATAATAACTGGAACGAGAAGGCTATAGTAGGATTCATTGCTTTTGCAATCATGTGTCTTATAATGATAGCTGACCTCGTTACTGGTTGGGTAGGAACAGACCTAGTTATAAACGAGTTTGTGTACGATTCATTTGTTTGGGTTGTGCTTGGCTCGTTTGGTATATCTGGGGTAGAAAAATTTGCAAAGAAATAATGCCGAAGCTAGTAAAGAAAAGTAAGAGTAGAGTAAACGAGGCTGGTAATTATACAAAGCCTGCGTTAAGAAAGAGAATCTTTAATAAGATAATGAAGGGCTCTAAAGGTGGGCCTGCTGGTAAGTGGTCTGCACGTAAAGCTCAACTCTTAGCTAAGGAGTATAAAGCTGCTGGCGGTGGTTATAAAAATTAATTATGAAAGTACTTAAGAAATCTCAAAAAAGTTTAAACAAGTGGACTGACCAAGATTGGCAATATTCTGATAAAGATGAGGAGAAAAAGCCAAGAGGTAAAAGAGGTAGGTACTTCCCTAAAAAAGTTTGGGATACTCTTAGTAGTGCTTTAACAAAAAGCACGAATAAAAAGAAGAGAAGTTCTAAGGGTGGTAAGAATGCTTCCTATACCAAGAGAGAAGCTAAACTTGTAAGGAACGCATAATGAAGAAGCTATTAATTATAATATTATTATTCCTAAGCTTTAAGGTATCTTCTCAAGGTTTATCTTCTATATTAAGATTCAGTACATTTTACGCTAGTTATTCTACTAACACACCACAGATAGGAGCACCTAGTTTTATGGTTCAAGGTACAGAGCCTGATAATCCTTACGATTTTGTTCCTAACTTTGTAGATGGAGAGTTAATAGAGCTTACACCACAGTACGCACCTAACGTTATTCTTACACTAGGTATACGAAAGATAGCAAGATTCGACTATCAAATTAAACAAAACAATTTTTATACAGGTAACGAGCATCAGGCAACTGACTATGCTACTATATCTAACGCTCCTGGACTTGAGTATCTATTCCAATATTCTTTTGTAAGAAACAATGGATTAGAAATAGCTCAACAAGAATACAATGTACGATACATATCTAATATGTATACAGCTAAAGCTAACTATGTTAATAATGAGTTAATAGATTTAAAGTACTCTTTGGGCGAGGTTAGGTTACGCAAAAGTTTTGGTGGGTTAGACTTTACTTTTGGCGTAGCCCATCGTTCTCATCCTGTATATGGATTTAGTCCTATAGAAGATGTAGATATGGAGTGGGAAGAGTTTGCTACGAGTCAAAAATACTTTAGGTTTAACGATGGTGTTTGGTTAAGATTTGATGAAGATGCTGGAGACATAGAGTGGTTAGCTTCTAGTGATAATGAGTTTTACAAGTATCATTTTGGAGAGTTAGTAAATAATTACAATAAGAGAATACTTGACGGTTTAGGACTGCAACAAGAGGTGTCTGCTGTACTAGGATTAGATTATTATTTGTACAGAGAGAACTATTGGTTACACGCATGGGGCTCTGTATACCCCATTCACAAAGGGTTAACGGACTTTTCTTACCAAAGAAATAACGCACAAGAAGAGTGGGATACAGGTTTAATATTTGGAGTTAATTTTAATAGACATTTTAGTATCTTTGTAGAGGGCAAGCACTTAAAGTTTTGGGGCACGCCATCTTACGAGTTAAAAACAGGTATAAATTATTTAATATTTTAAGTCTATGTCTAAAGAATTAAGTGAAGATACAGCAATACAAATTAGTCTAAAAACCTTAGGAGGTATAGCATTTTTAATAGCAACACTTGTCGGTATGTGGTTTACACTTAAGGCTGATATAGCAGAGGCTAAATTACTTCCTGAACCATTAGACCCTGAGATTACTCGAATGGAGTTTGACATGAAGGACCAATTAATTCGTCAAACTATTATGTCTACACAGGAGGATGTAAAAGAGATTAAAGACGATTTAAAAGCAATTAAAGAAAAATTGTATGAATAAAGTTTTAATCTTTTTATTATTACCTTTAAATGTTTTAGCACAAGAATTTGTTAGTTCTGACACATTTGAATCTAAAACAGCAAAAGGCACAGTAGTAATTGAGTTTTGGGCTGAGTGGAACGCAGGTAATCAAGTAGATTTTCTACCCTCGTTAAAAGATTGCGAGTCGTATAGACTATGTATAGTTAAAGGAGCTGACATTCAAAAAAAATATAAAGTAACAGCTATACCTACAGTTATAATATTTGATAATGGTGTAGAACAAGAAAGATTTAACCCTAACATAATGATGCAGCTTGTTGCAACTAAGAAAAAAGTACAAAAATCAATCGACAACATAACCTTTAGTAAATTTCAATAATGACCAAATTAAAATTAAACCTAAAAAGATTTCACAAATCAAGCGTTGCATATATAATGTTTTGGTTTCTTATGATAGCTATGTACATAGTGGGTTTTATATTTTTATCTTTTAACTCTACAGCTCAAAACTTTGATAACTATAAAAAAATTATAGTAACAGAGTCAGACATGATGGATGGTATGTTTTGGTCTGTAGGTAATTGTGCTTTAGATACAGTAATATTTAATGGTACTACTACGGTAGACCAAATTGTTTACTTACCAAATAAATATAGAGTAATAATGCGTGACTTTAATGGTGATGCCTGGGGTGGTGCTGTTATGTATATAATAGATTATCCTGATTTAGATAGTGCTCTTACTCTAGAATATAAACATCCTTCAGCTAGTGTTGTTGTACACGATTGTGGTTGTACAGACTCTACATACTTTGAGCAAAATCTTGAAGCGTTTGAGTTGTCTGTACAAGAACTAAACAACAAGTCTTTTATTCCTACTATATACTACGATATGCTAGGTAGAGTGGTGACACCGACTAAAGGTATATATATAGCTAGTGATGGTTTAACTCGTAAAAAGATATTCTTCAATGGAAGAAGCTATTGATATAAACGAAAGTTCTAAAGTACAGTTAGATATAAAAAGTCTAATCGGTATTGTAGCTGGCATAGTTTCTCTTGCAGGTATATGGTTTACTCTAAGAGCAGAGATTTCTCAGTTACAATTAGATGTAGTGCGTATGCAAGACAACGTAGAGCTTAACCACGAGTTTAGAGTTAAATGGCCTAGAGGTGAAATGGGTGCTTTACCTGATGACGCTAAACAAGATTTAAAAATAGATTACTTACAAAAAGAAGTAGACTATTTACGTAAAGTAGTTAAAGATTTAGAAATTAAACAAGCAAAAACTGAGTAATGAAATTAAGTAAAAACTTTGCGTTGTCTGAAATAACACACAGCAACACAGCTAAAAGACTGGGGATAGAAAATGAGCCGACTGAAAAACACTTACAAAATATGCAGCATCTTGTGGACAATCTTTTACAGCCTCTTCGTGACGCTGTTGGTCCTATCAGGGTCAGTAGTGGCTATCGCAACCCATCGCTTAATCGTGCTATTGGTGGCAGTCGTTCTTCGCAGCATTGCAAAGGTGAGGCATTGGACCTCCAGTTTTGGGAGATGGGGAAGATGAATAACAAAGTTATCTACGATTGGATACTTAAATCAGGCTTGGAGTTTGACCAGATGATAAATGAGTTTGACTTTGCTTGGATACACATATCTTTAAAGACTGAAGGTAATAGAAAACAAGTACTTGAAGCCTATAAGGATAAGGATGGAGATACTAAATACAGATACGCATGAGTAAGCTTTTAGATTTTTTAGGTGGTGGAGTGGTTAAGCAGGTCGGTGATGTGCTTGACAATCTAACTACGTCTAAAGAAGAAAAACTAGAGGCTCAACGTAAGATACAAGAAGTTCTTATGCAGGCTGAGTCACAAGCTCAGGAGCAAGTAACTAGACGTTGGGAGGCTGATATGAAGTCTGATAACTGGCTTAGTAAGAACATCCGACCATTAATATGTATATTCTTAACAATTATTTTTGTAACTTTGTCATTGTTTGATGGGAATATAGGAGGTTTTGTAATACAAGAAAGTTACATACCAATATATCAAACATTATTAATAACAGTATATGGAGCTTACTTTGCAGGTAGGTCTGTAGAAAAAATAAAGAAAAAATAAAATGGGAAATAATTTATCTGGAAGTTCAATAAACTCTACTTATCAAACCCTACTAAAGGTTGATGGTGGAGTTGATGCTACTTTTAAAACAGTTAGTGACGGAGACGGAACAGACACTACCCTTAAGGTTTCCACCTCTGGGATAGAGTGTGGTACTATAGAGTCAACAGGTGGGGTAACAATATCAGATGGAAGTTCTCCAGGTAGTTATACACCTCCTAGTAGCTCTGATAGCTTAGTTATAGAAAGCTCCTCTAGTACTGGTATATCTGTTGTTAGTGGTTCTAGTAGTACATCTAGCATTTCTTTTGGAGATATTGGAACTTTACCTTCAAGTAATGGAGGTCAAATAGAGTATAATAATAATGTTGAGCAAATTGCTGTTAAGAATAAAGGTATAACAGCCTTAACTGTAGATAACTCAGGTAAGGTTACTTTAAGTGCAGGTTCTTCTGTAACAACAGGTATAAGAGAATTGACTGCTACAGCAAATATATTGGCTGAAGATGACTTAGTTATATTCAAAGGAACTACTGCCTCTCAAACTTTAACCTTGCCAGCTTCATCATCTTTAGGTGGTAGCTCTATAAGGATAATTAATACTTCAAGTCAAACCGTTACTATTACAGGGAATGGTAGTGAAGTTATTAATAAGCAATCAGATATGGTGTTAGCAGTACCAGCTGCTAATAAATACTCTTCAGTTACTTTATTGGCTGGATACTCTGATTCTGATTGGCTTATAACTGAAAGCAGTGGCACAATCACTATACCAGCACCATAATACAATTTAAAATAAAATATGGAAGAGAGTTTAATTATAAGAAAAATCACAATAGGTGATTTAAAGCAAGGTCTTACTTATCAGGTAGGACAAAAGATGAAAGCAGGTGAGATTGAAGTCACCGCTATAATACAAGACGAGAGAACGTGGATAAAGAATCAACAAGTTGTTTATGATGTCTACGTAAAGATTAAAGGAGAAGATGTCTCTAGGCCTTGGAAAAGGTTCTTTAATCAGCCTACTGCAATCGAATATAAGATAGATATTGCAAAGGATTATATAGTATACTAATTAAATTAAAGAGATAAAGATGAAGTTAATTAAAGACCAGTTCTGGATAAAGATAGAAAAGCCAGAAGAAGATACGCTAAAGTGTGGAGACTTAGAGTTAGCCCTTAATACGAGTTACAACCCTATGTTTCATGCTAGAAGATATGGGATTGTTTTTGTAGCACCAGAAACTACATCTGTAGATTTTGATGTAAAGAAAGGGGATAAGGTTTGGTTTCATCACTTTGTACCAAAAGAAGATAATCATATTAAATACATAGACGAAGAAGATGTTTATCTCGCTCAGATAAACCAGATATATGCCAGAGAGAGAAAGGGTGAAGTCAAGACAGTCCATCATTGGAACTTGATAGAGCAGATTGTAGAAGAGGAATCTGACATAAAAACTGATAGTGGTATATACATAAAATCAGAAGTTGAAGATGTTCTTGAACGAGGTGTCGTTAAACACCCTAGTGAAAGATTATCTAACATGGGAGTAAAAGTAGGGGATAAAATTATCTTTACCAAAAACTCTGAGTACGATATGGATATTAATGGGGAGGAGCTGTTACGAATGAGGGATGTAGATATTTTAGCTGTGTATGAATAATAGCGAAAAATATTCTAAAAAGAAGTTAGAGGAGTTAATTAACGCAGGTAAAAGTGCGGTAGACATTTTACTAGAGGAGATTCAAAAGCCTTTAGATGTAGAGCTCTCTGATGAGAAAAGACGTAACGCAATTAAAGCAAAGAAGGAATGCTTTATAGATTGTGAGGAGATACTTCTAAGCATAAAAGAATTAGAGGTTAAGATATACGGTGCTGATGAGGATGAGCTCTTAAAAAGAGAAGCAGACTTTGAAGCATCATTTGCAGAAAGAAAAGCTAAGAGATGAAAAGGGTAGTTCTTTTTCCAGGTAATGAAGGTGAGGTTGAGGTTATCGCAGGTGTAGAAATTGTCTTACCTAAGAAACCTGCTAAGTCTAAGATACTATACCACAATAGGGTTAAGAAAAACCAAAGGTGGGAAAGAGAGGGTATGCCTAAAGACCTTAAAAGAGATAACGCTGTAAAGTATGTTAAGTACATAGAGGAAGAGTTTAGAAGGAGAGATGAAGGATTATGGATGTATCTAAATGGTGAAACTGTTTGGATTCCAGGCCCTCACTACATGTACATACAGTGGAGTAAAATAGATATTGGTTATCCTGAATTTAGGATGGTAAATAGAAAGTTCTTTGTTTTTTGGGAAGCGTGTAAGAAAGACCCTACATGTTTTGGTATGTGTTACCTTAAGAATAGACGTTCTGGATTTTCATATATGACATCTTCAGAACTTATAAACCAAGCTACCTCAGTATTTGAAAGTAGATTTGGTATCTTATCTAAGACTGGTTCAGATGCTAAGACTATGTTTACGGATAAAGCTGTAAGAATATATAGAGCTTATCCTTTCTTCTTTCAACCTATACAAGATGGTTCAACAAACCCACGTATGGAGCTGGCTTTTAGAGAGCCAGCGAAAAAGATAACTAAGAATCAAAAGTATATAGAGCAAAGCTCTGCACTTAATTCATCTTTGGATTGGAAGAATACAGGAAGTAATAGTTACGATGGTGAGAAGCTTAGGATGCTGGCACACGATGAGAGTGCTAAGTGGACTGGGCAAAACTCTATAAA